AAATGGTGAAGAGGTAGCAGTCAGCCTTGACGAACTTCTTAGCGGCTATAGCCGACAATCCGATTACACTCGTAAGACGCAAGAAATTGCCAGTGATCGCAAAGATATAGAGTCACTTCAGCAGAAGTATAACTCTGAAATGTCGACCATCCAGCAAGAGCGTCAGCATTACATGGAAGCCTTACAAGGTATAATCACTAATTCAGCAGAAGGACTAACTAAATATTCTGATGTTGATTGGGAAAACCTAAAGGAAACTGACCCAATAGAATTTGTTACCAAAAGAGAGGAACTACGACAATCTCAGGAAAAGGTGCAAGCCCTGCAACGTGAGCAGTATCAAACACAGCAGAGACACGAATACGAAGCTCAGAAGATGAGAGCAAATATTGTCCAAGAGGAGTATGGCAAACTTGTAGAAAAGTTGCCGGAGTGGGGAGAAGAGGATAAGCAAAAAACTATTGCATCCGAAATACGTTCCTACGCATCTACTCAAGGATTTACTGAGGAAGAGTTAAACTCTCTTGTTGACCACCGATCTGTACTGGTTTTATTAAAAGCTCAGCAGTATGATCAATTACAGAATTCTGATGTAAAATCAAAGAAGCTGAAAAATAAACCAAGGGTTATTAGGGCCGGTGCTGGAACTTCTAAAAAGGGGTCCGATAAATCCAAACGTACTGCACAAATGAAACGTCTCCAACAGTCAGGCCACGTTGATGACGCGGTTAGTCTGTTTGAGGATTTTGTAGAACTTTAACAAAGGAGGGAAAAGCTATGGCTGTTCCTACAAATACTAGGGAAACCTTTAGTGCTATCGGCATTAGAGAAGACCTGAGTAATATTATATACAATTTAAGCCCTACGGATACGCCGTTTCTAAATGGTGTAGGTAGGGGTTCATGTGACAACACGACCTTTGAATGGCAGACAGATGAGTTATCGTCAACCGCCGCTAATAGGCAGATAGAGGGTAATGACTATGCCAGTACGGCTGCAACAGAGCCGAGGCGTTTGAGTAATTATACCCAAATATCGGCCACACAGGTCCAAAGTTCAGGAACTGCGGAAGCAGTGGATTTTGCTGGTAGAAAGTCAACTCAGGCTTATCAGCTTGCCAAACGCGCTAAGGAAATGAAGCGTGATATGGAAACTATGCTGCTTGACGGTACGGCTAAGGTTGCGGGTTCTTCTGGTACTGCCAGAGAGAGCGCATCTTTCTGTACTTGGATTGGTACTAGCAGCACTTCAACGTCTCCAGTCATAGCCGCATCTACTGGCGCGGGTCTTGCTAACAGTGGTAGTTCAACCTACCCAGATGGTACGACAAGTGCCGGTTCTGGTGGCGCAAGCACGACCATGACCCTTGCTATGGTAAACGAATGCGTTTCCCGTATCTGGGACTTGGGCGGCACACCTGACATAATGATGTGTACTGGCACCATTAAAGGAACTATAAGTTCTAGTTCTGTTGGTGGTGGCGTTGTTGCGACTCCCCGTGGAGATATCAAGGGCAAAGACTCGATCACTGCTGTTAATTCAGTAGATGTTCTGGTTACTGACTTTGGTACGTTTAAGGTTGTGCCTAATCGCTTTATGCCGTCAGGGCAGTGTGATTTCATTGATTACGATCTGTGGTCTGTTGATTATTTACGCCCCTTCCGTACAGAATCTCTCGCCAAGTCTGGTGATAGTGTGAAGCAACTTTTGATTGCTGAGTATGGTTTGCGAGCAAAGAATGGTCTTGGCAACGGTCAGATCAAGAGCGCAAAGTAAGAACAGGTTTAGCCCCCTTCGGGGGGCTTTGCCCTTAAAGGAACAAGCATGGTTTCCAAGGAAGATTTGAAAAAGGCTATAAAGGACTTGGAGAAGAAGGAGTCCCAAAAGCCTAGCAAAAAAAAGCCACCCTCTCTAAAGGAGAGGGTTAATAGAATAGCAGAAGGTAATGATCCAAGGTATCATTTACAATGAAAGATAATCCAACTCCAGTAACCACGTTTCATCCCAATGCGGATGAAACTGAATTTACTATCAATACCCATCAGGATGTTGGGCCGATTCTGGAAGAGAATAAGACGGCCTATAACAACTATGGTGATAAAGGAACCTTTGGTAAGGCGGGAGATGGGGTAAGGGTAGCATCCATTCCAACGAATGTATGGGCGCAATGGATGAAAGAAACAAACGGGGCGATAGAGAAAGATCATAAACTTATGAAGAAGTATCTAAACGATCCAGATAATAAATATTTTAGAACTACACCAACGAGGGTTTAATTATGTGGTTATACGCATTCGGTGTCGCAGGACGCACACAAAGAAATTATCCAATCTTAAATCAGAACGTATTCTTCTCAGCCCGTAACGTCTAATGGCTATTAGCACCTACAGCGAGCTACAGACCGCTGTAGCCAACTGGCTCGACAGGGATGATCTGACCGACAGGATACCAGAGTTTATAGCTTTGGCAGAGGCGAAAATGAATCGCAATCTGCGTATATCCCTTATGGAGAATGTAAGCACAGCCATTACGATGGTTGGTGGTACGAGGGATTACAGCCTTCCTGCGGGATTTACGGGGATGAAGGAATTTCATTTAACGACCTCCCCAATAGTTGCATTATCTTATATCACACCAGAAATGATGAATAGGGTGTGGGCTGGTAGCACTGGTGGGAGACCGCAAGCCTTTACTTTGTTTTCTGATGCCGGTACAAGAAAGATTAGGGTAGGCCCATCGCCAGATGCGGCTTATACTACCTCTATGCTTTATCTGAAAAAGATTGATAATCTATCTGACTCTAATACTACAGAAACAATGCTGACAGAGAATCCAGATATCTATTTATACGGGGCGTTATTGGAAGCAGAACCTTTCCTGATGAACGATGGTAGGGTTCAGCTATGGGCTACTATGCTAGAGAAGGTAGCGCAAGACTTACAAGAAAGAGACATCTTTGACCGTCACTCAGGTTCTGAGTTGAGGGTTATGAACACTACAGGATATCCATAATGGCATTAGATCCAGCGAATTATATTGACGAACTTTCTATAACTGATCCTACAGCTAGTGATGATGTATCTGAGGGTGACGATCAAATAAGAACCGTCAAACGGGCTGTAAAGCAATCCTTTCCATCTGTTGACATAGCTGTAAATGCTATCCACGCATCAGCAACAGAACCGGCTGTTTCTGTAGCGGAAGGCTTGGTATGGATAGACACCTCTGGTGGTGCAGGAAATCATATTGCAAAGATATACGATGGTTCTGCGTTTATTGTCTTACCATTTAGTGTCGAGACAGCCAAGACTGTAGACATTGATGGCGGTGCGATTGATGGAACTCCTATTGGCGCAGCTTCTGCGTCAACCGCTGTTGTAAGCAGCCTTAATGTTAATGCGGATGGTGCAACAGTAACAGGGATAAAAGATGAAGATGATATGTCCTCCGACTCGGCTGTCAAACTCGCCACGCAGCAGTCGATCAAAGCGTATGTTGATACGCAGCTTACAGCAGAAGATTTGGATATCACTACTGACAGTGGCACTATTGATATTGATCTCGACTCTGAGACTCTCACAGTGGCTGGGGGATCGGGCCTTGATACTTCGGCGACAGGCACTACGGTTACGGTCAATGTTACGGATGAGGGAGTAACCAATGCAAAGTTAGCGCATATGGCGGCTAACACTGTTAAGGTAAGAAACGCTAACTCTTCTGGCGACCCATCTGATTTAGCATTAGCTACTACAGAAATACTAATTGGTGATGGGACAGGATTCACCACTGCTGCATTGTCTGGTGATGCCACCATGACGAATGCTGGTGCTGTATCTGTTGTAAAGATACAGGGTCAGGCTGTCAGCGCAACAGCAGCAACTGATGACCAATACTTAAAATATTCTGCTGATTCAAGTGAATGGCAGAAGGTGGATATAGTTGGTGACGATAAACTTACCACTAAGGGTGATGTGCTTACCTATAATACGGTTGACTCTGAAACCAGAATGGCGGTTGGAACAGATGATTATGTACTCATGGCTGACGCTGGCGCATCAAATAATAATGGTATAGATTGGAAACAAATCGCTACTGCTAGTATCGCTGATAACGCTGTTACTCTAGGCAAGTTAGAAGACGGCACTCAAGGTGACATCCTCTACTACGGCGCATCAGGCGCACCCGCAAGACTGGGATTTGGTACTTCTGGTTACTTCTTAAAAACTCAGGGAACTGGAGCAGACCCGGTTTGGGCTGCTGATACCGATACTACCTATACGGCTGGTGATGGTCTTGATCTTACAGGAACCGCATTCAGCACTGATCTATTGGCTAACGGTGGTCTGGAGATTCAAAGTACAGAGTTATCAGTTGCTCAGGGAATATCTCAATACGATGTAGCGCAGTTTGCAGCTAGTGTTGCTGATAATGATTTCCTAAAGATTGATGGAACCGCCGTAGAGGGTAGAAGCGCGGCTGAAGTATTATCAGATATT